AACAAAAAAAGAGCCTAGAACCCTTATAAAGCAAGGATTCTAGGCTATATTCAAATAAATTATTTAGTTTCACGGTGTATTTTTTCTAAAACACCATATTTAGACAGACTAGAACTCACAAGGGTTTGCGTAATATTATTTTAATTCAAATTAGCAAAATAGACTATAACAACAAGATAAAATCTACATCAAAAAATAAAAAAAGGCAAGCGAATAGACATGTAAAATATACCGAATAAATAAAAAAATCCCTACCTCTCACAGTGAGAAGTAGGGATTTTTTTATTTATTAATAATTCAATGTTTGACCAGGATAAATCAAGTTAGGATTTGCTAATCCGTTTAATGCAGCTAAGGCTTGATAAGTAGTGCCGAGTTTGGCTGCAATACTAGATAAATTATCACCGTATTTAACCGTGTAGACATTACTTGTTGCCGATCCATTGACTTTCAAAACTTGACCAGGATAAATAAGATTTGGATTAGCCAATCCATTTAATGCTGCCAACGTTTGATAGTCTGTTCCATATTGATAAGCAATGCTGGATAACGTTTCACCGTATTGTACCGCATGAGTTGCTTCTGGTTGTTTGTCAGGAACAACTGTTGCATCTGGCAATAATTCAATATCACCTTTGCTAATCCATGACAAGATACCTTCAAGCAATACTCTGCTTCCAGTTACTTCTTGTACTTTGTAGCTGTTGCCTTTTACCCAATCTGGAATAGCTTCGCCAGTTGCCCATGCATCTACGTTAAATTTCACTTTGACCGTATCGCCAACTTTAACATCAGAATTCGGTGTTTTTTCGATTTCTTCACCTGCATCTGTTGCTGGCGTGTCCGTTTCTGGTTTATTGGTATCTGTGTAGCCATTATCAGTGATACCTGTTAAGTCTACGTTACCATCTAACCCACCAGCAATATAAGTAGATGTAAATTGCCAAATTGCAATACCATCCATACTTGGAAAATAGTTATACAATGGACTTGGTGTCACCTCATAACTAGGATATGCAGCAATCCATAAAGAATTAGGAAACTCTTTGATGATTCGTTGATAATCAACGTATTGCAACGTAAAAGGCTTGTAGCTGTAATACATTGGTGTATATCCTGCTTGTTTGATACGGCGCATACCATACAAAATCGTTTCTGTATTTGCGTTTACATCAGGACTAGCTCCATGTTCAAAATCTAATGCAACAATGGAATTTTTAGGCGTTTGGATGCGTGGCAAGAAATAATCCATTGTCGTTTTGGCAATGTCCATGCTACCGAACGTGTCGTACCAAATATAAGTGTGCGCTCGTTTTCCTTGAGCAATGGCACTTGCTACTTGCGTTTTATAAGTATACTGCTCGTAAATACCACTAGCATTATAGCCGCCAATTTGAGCAATAGCGAATTTATCATGAGCATAACCAAAACGACCTTGTTCGCCTTGATAAATCGCCCAATCCACACCTTGGTCTCCTTTTGCGGCAAATACAGCTGTAGGCATAAAAAACAGAGCGACAAGCGCTCCTGCTAAAATTTTCTTTTTCATTTAAAAACCTCTTTCCTATTTTTTTAAACAAAAAAAGAAACGACACAAGCCGCTTCAATTCTTGTCTTTATTTCGTAATTGAATAAAATAATCCTTTAACTTTTCTGGTAAAGGAATGAATTCCAATACATTCTCGCAAAATGAAATGCCTTCATTTGCAATGTAAAAAATAATCACCATTTCCCTAATAGGAATATTATTCCCTACTATACATTCAACTTTCACAGAAACTGCCACTACAAATAAAATCATTACTTTTTTGGCGATTCCCAACATACCTATTTTACTTGATAGTGATTTAGTAGCGATTGCTTTAAGCCAACCTGTTACAAAATCAACAATCATCAAAAATAACAAAACATCTAGCAACTGATCCATTCCCCCAAGAAAGCTAACGCAAATACCACCTACAATACTTGCTGCAATTGATAGGTGGTTAAAATATTTTTCCACTAACTCACCTCCCACTTATGTCTACTTGAAACATATTAGATACTTTTCACTTCTTTGATAGATAATGAAGCAATCTGTGTTCTAAATAAACTTTTGTTTGGTCGACTCTCTAATTCAAATCTTAGTGAATCCCCAGCCTTGATTGTTAGAGTTTTTTCTCCCCCAATCGTTGTTGACACATTGATTGCTGTGTTTGTCGGAGTACCGTATTGAATCATGTGATCATTAGAAGCGCCCCAAAATATTTTAAAATAAGCGTAATCTGTTCCAGAAGAGTTTCCATGAAACTTCGCTGAACCGCTAACATGAATCGTTGTTGTTTTAGTAAAAGTTAATTTCTTTTTATCAGCGCTAATCGAAAATGGTAAATCTTCTGGTTTATGATATTTATCAGTAGCAACGATACTGCCGATAGGATACTGGAAACCTGTATTGACATCACTACTATCCTCTGATCTTCCAAAATAGACTTCAAATGGTTGTTCATTATCTGAAAGAAGTTTATTCCATGGTGTCCACGTTGCAGGGCTCCCTTGTCTGCTACGGGTGTATGTTTCACCTTTATACATATACGTTTGACTTACAAATGTATTATCAGCATAAACAACTAAAGCACCATAAGCTGCACCCGAATAAGGTCTATTTGCGCCAGAAGCACCGAAGACGGTGTAAATTCCTTTGTCTAAAATTTCATCCCAGTCCTGTGCCTTAATAACGGTTTTCTTAGAAACCAGTGCGCCATTTTCTAAAGCATCCGTTATTTCGCTAAAGTTTTCGTTCAGCATGACTTGATAGTCTGCATCACCTTTTTTAAATGTATACATTCTTTTCCTCCTTAATACCTAATTTCTATAACTTTGTATGCTTCAATAAAACGAATAGTTCTATTATCTATTTTGGTTACTGTTGGATTTACCAGTTTAAAGTTCATTGGTACTTTAACTTTAAAGCTGAATAAATCAAGATATTCTACACTGTGAGGAATCTTTTTCACATTGCTACCACCTAGACCTGTTGGCTCATTAGCTAGCCCTGATAGGCCAATACCGTATTCCCAATACAAAACTTGTACACTAGGATAGCCGCGTAAATCATGCACTATAGTCGGCAGTTCTTCAGTAGCCTTCATTTCATTGATTTGATTCTGTAAATTTGATGCTTGATTAGCATCTAGCTCATTTTTTAAAGCCGCAAACCATTCATGAATCAAAACATCAAAAGCATTTACTTTTCCATTTCCTGTACGGATTATCTCTTCAATATTAGAATCCATATCGGTTTGTGCTTTTGCAACATAGTTTTTAAAATCATTTAGGATTTTTTCATAACTTGTCTTGTTGGTTTCTACAATTTTTTTTAGCATTGCTTCATATTGTGCTTCTAATCCTGATACAGAAACATTGGCAAAAGGTGTTGAATAACCACAAACTTTTGCATCTGATCTCTTATCTGTGATTAAATCTGCAGTAATCGCCGAACTGTTCCTTGGTACTTTGACCGTTGCTAGTTGGATTTCATAAACTTCTGTTGAGCGCTCTACAGAGACATTGCCTTTTTTGACTGCTACATAAGCTTGTCTAGCGTTCAAGTCATGACGAACAACAATTGAATCTGTTCGATCTTGTGTTGAAGAAGCAACGTCAATAGGTAATGCAAAAGCAGACGTATTTATATATTGATAACCTTTTAAGCTTGCTGAACCTGCTTTTACAACAATTCTCATTCCAACAGAATCAGCTGCAGTCACTCTTAATGCTTCACCTACTGACATCATGACGCCATTGCGAAAGATATTTTCAAAGTATTTTGCCCAGTCTGCCGATGTATAAGCACGATCGTATGTGCCATCATCTTGCAAAACGGCATCATAAAATAAACTTAATTCCGCCAAAAATAACCACCTACTTTCCTTTTCTCTTGATTACATCAATAATTGTTTTACTTTGGTTACCGAATTCACCGTCAATATGGTATCCCTTCTCATCCCAGGTTTGCGTTACAGAATTTAGAACCACTGTATCTGAATAGCCAAAAGAAGAAATACGTTTTACTCGATCCCCCAATTTATAATCTCGACCATAAACAAAAAGACTATCATTCAAATTGATAGTCCCATTCAATGCCAAAACTCTTGGTTGTTCAGTTAATTTTTCTTTTCCTCTTGATTGCAATGTGGCAATATATTGTGCATCTGGCATTTTTACATCATCAACAGTCTGTTGTAAGTCACGAGCATCGACATATATTTCTTTTCGTTCGAGGCCACTCAAATTGTTATTTACTTGAGTATGCTTCCGAGCTTTTCCTTCGCCTTCTCCATAAATAAGGGCTGTAGTCGCTTCATCATAGTTGTTCTTTTCTAATGATTCATTAGTGACATTTTCAAACTCTGCACTAAATTGAACTACACTAGAAACATCTTCACTTTTTCTAAAACGAATATTTGTTCCAACTTGGCCGTTTGATGTTGAGCCAATACGCCCATTCGAGATAGGAATTTCGTCAAAACCAAAATTGTAACTTTCACACAGCCCCTCTATTTCTTCTTCAACATTCCCATAACTGTTTTGATAACTAATGTTTGAATTAGTAATTGCTGGCGGTTGTTCAACAGATAAGTAATTTATTTTTCTTTTAGCATCTGACGGAGAGACCACTTCGTTCCGTAAGTGATCGTAGCAAATCAGCTCTGGTCTTTTTGTTTGATTGTAAATTCTATAAACAATTCTCTTACCAGCTTTTGCAAAAAGAGACTTCCCAGAAATTGTAATTAATCCACTGCTCAAATCATCGCAGATAATAGAATCAATGTAGTAAAAGCAATTATTAATTAATAGCACTGTATCTTCGTCCATTAATTCTTTTGGCATGTACTTTAAAAGAACAACCGTTTCAAAAGTATTGGCTGACTTGAAATTTTCTTTGACACTCATTGATTTCCATATGTCCAGAACTGCCGTTGACTCATAATCAAAGCCAGACTTTCTTCGAAACACCTCTACAAAAGGTAATGGCATAAAATCCATAGCTACACCCCGCTAACCAATGGTGTAAATTGCATTTCACATGTAATTCCATTTTGAGAATTGTTGGCCGCTTTTAGTTGTAAATAGTTATCTCCTTTAGATAATCGAAAGAAACTACTGCCCTCCATACGTTCTGGAACAGCATTAGTTTCTACACCATTAACAATTTTTTTCGCATACAAATTTCCACGTACCGTTGAAAGTTCGAATCTTGTTCCAGGTTCAAAGGTTCCTTTAAATCCAAAGAAGGTTTGTTTTGTCACATCGTAAATCTGCGGATCAGTTACGGTTGTTACACATTTCATATGAAAAACTGCTCCAACCTGTACATCGCCATTGTTTACAATCTTTTCGATATTTCCTGATTCAAAGCGCCCAAATGTATGCTTCTCGCCTTGAACAAAAACCATTGGAAAAATAAGCGTTGGCTTTAATGTTGCCAAAGGAACCAGTGAGTTATAAAACGATACATCTCGGAAATAAGAATCGAATGCTTCAAACTGTAAAGAGAATAAGTTCCATTCATCAACCTTATAAGGATTATCCTCGTATAATTTGAAACTAGGCGCTTGGATTGGTAATACGTCGGTTTCATACTCCTTGTCATAGACTTTAAGAGTTAGTTTCCCTGTTTGTTTTAGATCGATTTTTTGAATCATATCTCGGCGCAACTGATAAATTTCTTCTTCTGTTTTTCCAATTAAAGTGCCTTCAAGCAAAGGTTTCCGAGTGCTTAAGCGGATTCCAACAACTTTTGCGCCATCTTCTCCAAATACTTCTTCTGCTAGCACGACATTTTCTGGTGCTTCTAAACCTTCAACATTTTGCAAAAAATAAGGAGCCTCCTCATTAAAAACGAGTTGCTCCCCATTTTGATTCGTATAAACTAATTCTAGTTTCACTATTTAAACCCCCTAGCCAAGTCACGTAGTTGGCGTTTTGTTTCAATTGCTGTTTCTCTCGGTGTTTTCGTGTCAGCACCTGTGATATATTGTGTTACTTCCATGTTTTTTATATTTCCGTCTTTCAAGTAAGAAACCATTTCACGCATTAGAGAAGCAAGTTCGCTAAAATCATTTGATTCATGTGAATCTTGAACAGCAATTAGATTTTTAACAACTGAAGAGTTTCTCGGAACTCCCACGCCGTTTTCATAATGAGGAATTAGTTTCTTTGTTTCTGAAGCTTTGATTACTTTTGATCCTTTTGGTAAATCTGGTAAGAATACATTTCTACCTTCTGGTATGAAAGGCACACCACCTTTAGGAATTACCAATTCTTTATAAGTGCGTCCTTTTTGGTCATTGACGATTGCCGGACCACCAATATGATTATTGGTTCCTGTTTCGAGTCCTAAAATTTTTGCTACGCCAGCGCCTAAATTAGCTACTACGTTTAAAGTTTTAGTAATTACCGAAGGGCCAGAATTAAAATCACTTACTGCATTTTTCGCTTGAGATGCTGGTCCACTCGCTTGATCATTAGCCCTTAATAGTTTTTCAACTGGATTGTTTGCTGCGAAAATATTTAAGCTACTATTACCACTTGAAGCCGCACCGACAACTCCACCTGCATTTCCTCGCAGGTTTTTCGTTCCTGGATTATTGGCATTGTAGGTGTTCAATGCATTGCCACCTTGTCGAGCTGCAGCTTGGGTATTAGAAGAATCTCCACTAAGTATTTTTTTTGTAGGATTATTCCTATTATAAATATCTAGTTGATCACCAGCTGCACGACTTGCATTTTGAACAATTGAAGAATCACCTAAAAGTGTTTTTAGTAGTGGTTTAATCCCGTTATATTCTTCTATGCTAATTGTTCCATCGGCTATCTTAGCTTCTAAATCTTCATTATTACCAAGCATTTTTTTTACTGGATCAGGTAATAACTTCCACGCATTAAAGCTTTCTTCTGATGCCATAACTTTTGTTAATAAGTCGGTATTATCTCCAAGCATTTTTTTCTGATCAGCTGGCAAGGCATTCCATTGTTTTAAACTAGTATCCGAAGTCATAATTTTTTGTAGCACATCAGAATTATTAGCTAAAAGTTTTTTCTCATCATCTGGTAAATTTTTCCAACGATTATACGATTGCTCTGATCCGTATATTTTTGAAAGTAAATCGTAATTATCACCAAGAATTTCTTTTATATCTACTGGGACTTGTGACCAATGAACGATTTTATCTTGGGATTGGCTCAACACATCAAGAAAAGATTGGTTTTTAGCCTTTAATTCTTTAACCTGCGGCTGATAGTCTTTCCACAATCCCAAATTAAGCATTGTTTCAGCCATTACCTCTGGCGTATTTGAATAAAGAACAGCTTTTTTCTCTTCGAAATTCAATTTACCCCAGCTGCCTTTTGCTTGCAATGCTTGTGTCATTGTTTTTGTAACGTTACTATCTAACAAAGCTTGTTGTTCGGTAAACGTCATTTTTTCCCAACGTCCATTAGCGATGGCAGCTTCTGCAATCATCAACTTAGCATTACTCTTTAAATCTGCGTTTTTAGAAGCATAAATAAGTTGATTCCAACCTTTTTCAGAGCTTGCAGCTTCATTAACTGCTTCTTGCGCATTTGTTTTGACTTCACCTGTTTTCGTATCTAAGATTAATTGATTCCAGAATTCGCCAAACTCATTTGCTTCGTCTGCAATAAGTTCTATTTTTTTTGCGTTTTCTCCGGCAGTTTTTGATACTTTTTCTGCCATATCGGTGAAGGAATCCATCATTTTTTTATTTTGACCAACTGCCGCTTGACCAGCTTCACCCATTGAACTAATTAATTGTCCATTTGCTAAAAATACTTGATCAGCTAATTCTGGATATTTGGCTAGAATAGTTGACATCTGATCTTCTGTAATCTGCGTGGCACTATCGCCACTTTCTTTTAATAAGGATAGCATTTCTTTGGCATATTCACTGTTTAAATCATAACCAGCATCTACTAATTTTGCTTTCAAATCGTCCTGCATCTTATTATATTCTATTTTGGATTGTTGCCTTTGCTTTCCTAAAGATTGCAGCCACGTTTTTGCTTGATCTTCTGATGCTTCTGCTACATTTCCTGTCATTGCAGATAAAATTTCTTTGGTTTCAGTTTCGCTTTTACCTAAAGAATTAACATAAGCCTCTGCGCTTTCTTTAGCTAATGATTTAATTCTTATCGTTTCTTCATAACTTATTTTGCGGTTATTGTTTGAAGCTTCTTGTTTAATTTGAGTTATTTTTTGATTATTTTCTTTCACTACAGCTAAATATTTTTCCTGATTGAGCACTTCTTCTTGGGTTAGCTTATCTCCAGCTTCTTTTATATCATCTGGCAACCTATTAACAATGTCTTTCAGTGTCTCAATCTTTTTCGTCATATTTTCTTCGATTGATTGACCCATCTTAGAGAAATTATTAGCAATGGTACCGGTATTCCCAGAAATGCCTTTTTCTAGCAAATCAAGCTCTCCACTAGCACCTCTGCTATAACCTTGAAACTTAGTTAAAGCATCGTCAGTGGCTTTTCCTACATCAGTTCCCCATCGTTGTGTTCGTTGGGAACTATTCCAGGCTTCTTCTCACCAGAGTTTCCACACTGCTACACCTGCTCCAATCGCTGCAGTTGCACCTAACACCCAAGGATTCAATAAACTAAACCCTTTAGTCAATGAACCAATTTGTGTTGTGGTTCCTCCAATTTTAGCTGTTAATCCACCTAACGCCGAACCAGAAGAAGCAATGCCTTTTCCGAATCCAACAGAAACAGAACTACCTTCTGCAAAAGCTTTTGTAACATCATCAATCGCTCTTTTTTTAGACATAGCAGCCATTGTCTCAACAAAACCTTTACCTAACGAACCTACACCTTTTGTTAAAGTACCTGTTAACTTAATAGCAGGACCCATTGCAGCAGTTAATGCAATCATTTTAACAATTGTTTGCTGTGTTTTAGGATCAGCATTTGAGAAAGATTCCGCTAAATTCGTTACCGTTTTGATCATTGGCTTAGTCGCTTGCAGCGCATCTCTCAATGCTTTTACTAAAGGACCACCAAACGTGATACCTACGTCCACTGCTTCATTTTTAAGCATCTTTAATTGAGATTCAGTAGTTTCATATCGCTTGTTAGCTTCTTCTGTTAAAGCGGTGTTTTCTCCCCATGCTTTAGTTCCACGATCTACAGCGCTTTTAAATACATCACTGGCACCAGCGGCACGAAGGAGACTATCACGAAGACGAACTTCTGTTATTCCCATATCATCTAAAACAGCAATTGCAGATTGTCCGTGTTCTTTCGTTTTTCCTAGCCCTTCAATAAATTTGATAATGGCACCGGAAGCATCCTCTTTGAAAGCTTTAGAAAATTGTTCAGCAGACATTCCAGCTACCTCTGCAAAATCATTTAATTTTCCTGATGCATCGGTGGCTTCTTTATGCATTGTTTTTAATTCCTTGCTAGTTAACCCCATTGCACCAGCAGTGTTTTTTAACTCCTTACCGCCATTTCTAACAGCGCTAGAAACCTGTTCCATAGATACACCAGTTTGTTGGCTTAAACTCTCTAACCCTGCAAATGCATTGGCTCCATTTTCTACAGCCAATTGCATTTCAACCATCACTTTAGAAAATGCAGAACCGCCTGCTTCTGCTTCAATCCCTACAGAACTCAATGCAGCCGCAAATCCCATGATTTGAGCTTCACTCATTCCCACCTGATGACCAGCACCAGCAAGACGTAAACCCATTGCGGTTATTTCTGATTCAGTTGTCGCAAAGTTATTCCCTAGATCAACAATTACAGAACCTAACTTATCAAATTCTGTTTGGGGCATTCCTGTAATGTTGGCCAATCGAGCTAAAGCAGTTGCTGCTTCTTCTGCGCTCATGTTCGTTGACTCGCCTAAGTCAATCATTGTCTTGGTGAAGCCAACTACATTTTTAGTTTTGATACCTAACTGCCCTGCTGCTTCTGCAACATTTGCAATTTCCGTGTGACTTGAAGGTAATTCTTTGGCTAGTCCACGAAGACCATTTTCTAAATCTTTGTATGAGTAAACAACCTTACCTGTAGAGTCAACAACTTCATCATTGGTCTTTTTCACACCCGCAAAATCAGATTCCCATTTCACAGCGGCCGTTGTTACTGCTGCAGCTCCTGCGAGAATTGGCAAAGTCACACCCTTGGTCAAGGCTCCCCCAACTTTTTCCATTTTTTGTCCACTAGCAATCATTTTTTCACTAGCGTTATAAATGGCGCCAGTGGCACCAGTAGTTTTGACTTGCATTTCTGCCATCTGACCAGCTGTTTGAATTAATTGAGATCGATAATTTGCTAGTTTACCATTAGCATCTTGCAATTGAGTTGCTAACCTTTTAGTTGATTCTGTCGCTTTCCCATCTACAAATGACTCGTCATAAGCTTTTTTCAATGCAGCAACTTGTTTCTCCTGCGCCCCAATAATTTTAGTTAAACCATCAAAACGAGTGCCAAGCTTGCCCATTTGATTGCCCGCCATATCAGCGATTTTTGCATTAGCTTGCATTTCTTTCGCTAAATATCGAACTTCTTTTTTAGCATTTGCTGCACCACGACCGAAATCAGAACTATCCAAGCCTAGCTTTATAACCATATTTCCTAACGGCGTTCCACCACTCATTTAGTTACCTCCTTCCCTTTATGCGCCACCACGCTTTACTAATTCGCTTAATGGTCGCACCTCTTGTTTTTTCTTTTTAGTTTTCTTTTTCTTTGGTGCCTTCAATAAGATTTCATCAATATCCAAGCAATCAGTATTCATGAAATCCCGAATCGTCCACCCTAGATTAGTGATAGCATTACGGACAAAATCAACTTGTAACTCATAAAGTTCATCCCAAGTTAAATTTCCTCCGTCATTGCTTTTTTTGCTTCTTCATCATCTTCTTTTGAGAATCCCAAAACACGGTACCGTATGATTTCCCAAATTTTTTCGATGTCTAGTGAATCTAATCCACTCATGATTGATTCTTTAGTCACTTCTTTTTCGTCAAACAGATCTGCGACAAACTGAATTTGCATATCCAAATAATCTTTTTGTATTGGCTCCTTATCACGTTTCTTCGCTGCTTCTTCTACTTCTTTCTCTAAACGAATGTAGTCATTACGTTTTGAGAAAGGTACAAAGTCTTGAGTAAAAGTTTTTTCTTCGCCATCAATGCGTAAAGTAAGTTCAATCTTGCGTTCCATTTTTTAACCTCCAAAAAAAGGACGACTAACTAAAGCCGTCCTTAATCAATAATTTTTATTCTGCTGCTGTTACCGTTAATGTACATTCTGCTGTAAAATTACCGTCTTCAGTTGTGCCAACAAGTTTTGTAATACCTTCCGAAACGCCTGTTACTTTTCCTTGCACTGGCGTTACCGTTCCAATCGCTGCATCTTCAGAACTGAATCTATACGCTTTGTTTGTTGCGTTTTCTGGCATGATTGTAGGTGTTAACGTTGCTGTTTCACCAACTTTTAAAGCTAATTCAGTCTTATCCAAGGTAATTCCTGTTACTGCAATAGGTAATGTTTTAAATGCTGGTACATCAACATGATCAGATTCTTTTTCTTCACCGTCAACGGTGGCAACACCTGTGACAGTAAAGTCACCTGCTAAAACATCCGTATTTGCGGCAATTCCTGTAATAGCTAAAGGTGAAACACCTTCTGCAACAGGATTAGTTTCACCTTTTTTATAAAGTCTAAATTTTTCTGGTGGAATAAACGACATTTCTTGTCCTCCTAACTTAATTCAATATTGGCCCCATCTGTGGTGGGAGTAACAGCTCCCACTGTGGGGCTTGCTACTTTCCCGGCGCTGGTGTTTCTTCACCAAATAATTCTGTTGTCAATTCTGCTAGAGCTTCTGAATTATCTGCAAAACCGACAGTAACTTTTTTACCGTTAATTTGACGAGAAACAGCAGAATAAACATATTCGCCAGGCTCTGGCGTAAAGTCGTCATCATTTAATGTTTCGCCTTTGACACCATCTAATGAGAATGTGCCTGCATACATGCCGAAGCCGAGTTTTTCACCATATAAATCTTCTGATTCGATTAATACTGCGTAGTAAGGTGGCTCTGTATCCTCGCCAATATGATAAACTTTGCTTTCCTCGCTAGCTTTTTTATGCCCTAACATTTCATGTTCAATGGCTGATGGTACATCTAAGATACCTAAGTTTGCTGCAATATCTCCGTGCCCTTTACGTGCCACGTAATATGCAATGTTTGAACCGAAAACTTTTGACGGTTCTTTGGTTAGTCCTGTAATTTCAAAGCTTGCTGCGGCCCCTTCTTTTGGCTTGCCATCAATGACATGTTTCTTACCAGCGACTGGCTTTAATTCATTGTCCAATTGTTGAATAGTGATTCTGCTAAATCCATAAGTTTGCATATATTTTTTCCTCCTAAAAAATAGACACCAACTTAGTAGTCGGTGTCGTGAATTTGTGTATTTTTTCTGTAACGTCTCGCATCCACAAAACGCTTTGTTTCGTTAAAGTACTGATCTAAGCCACCATCAAGACGGCCAAATCCAATTTGTTTCATTGTTTCTTCAACTGCTTTAGAAATTTGCTTGGTTGTCATTCTATCCATGCTTTCAACGTTAATTTGATAATTAAACCTAATTGATAAAGCTTTGTTGTTGGCAAAATAAGCGTTAGTTTGTGGACCAAGAAAGTTATCAATGACAATGAAAGGTTTGGTAGTATCCAAAGTTTCTGGTACTTCGTAAAATTTAATGCGATATTCAGTTTTACCATTGTCATTAATAAAACTAGTTTTTTCTCGAATCAGAGGATTATCAATTAATCGGTTGTAAACTTCCATCATCATGTCTTTCATTTAGCTAATTCCTCCATATTCGACTTCATCTCTCCAAATGCTTTCGCTTGAATTTCATCAGCTGCAGCCTGTAGTTTTCCCATTCCACGAGGTCGCACATAAGTACCATAGCGTGTATAGCCGAACTCATTTAAATGGACGATAGGCGCACGTTCCTTTGAAGCCCAGCCAGTCTCAACTCGTTTTGGATTACTTTTCACACCGCTACTTATAACTAAGTCGTGTGTTTTTCCTGAATCGATATAACTAGCCATATATTTTTTAACAATCTGCTTGTTTCTTTCGCCTTGTTTTTTTAAAGCTTTGTTGGAAATTCTATTTACTCGTGCTTGTCCTAGTTTATCTTCCATATTTTTGAGAATTTCTTCTAACCCTGTAACTTCGCTCATGACGTAGCCCCTAAAACGATTTTGATAAAACGGTTATCTTCAAAATCTGGTGAAACGTCTACTATTTCCCATTCTTTTCCTATTGGTAAGGCTCTATAGTCGTCAATAACAACTTTATGTTTGTTTGTTGGAATATAGTCTTGGTGTGGATCACGGATTTTAATTGTCAGCCCCTCTTTAGTTCCTTTTACGTTTAATATTTCCATATCTTTCATTGACGGATTGTAGATTTGCGCTTTACATGAATGAAGTTCTTTCTTTACTATTTCGCCAGGTTCAGGTCCTTCTCTCGGAATAAACTGAAAAAAAGAAACTGGCGTTTTTAATTCGCCAGCTCCTATTTTGGGACGTTTATAATTAGGATGTATTGCCAAATCCTTCACCTCCTGAAATATCGATGGAAGCATCCATAATACTTTGCTGAAAGTTGGGATAAAAATATTCTAAGGCTTCGTTTCTTACATAACGAGTTCTTTCAAAAACAAGTTCTTTTCCTTTTCGATATACTTTTGGATCAAAATCTCCTATAAGCGTTCGAATATCTTCAAAGGAATCATTTAATTGTTCTTTTATAGAGTCATCGTCTGACGAATGAAAGATTTGATTTCTTTCTTTGAACTCCTTTAAATATGATTCCATCTAATCCCCCCGTGCTATTTCAAATCGATAGTTGCCCCATCTGTTGTTGGGTTTATCTTATTAACAACAGGGGTGTTTACTTTGTTGCTGGTTCTCCATCGTCAATTTTAATATCATAAATTTGCGCTGCATCGTTATCAGCTGGCTCACCATTGCCCAATAAGTCGGCAGCGTATAATGTTGCACGTTTCATTGCAAATGTTTCTTTATAAACATAGACTTTTTCTGCACGTGATTGCGTAGCATCATATTCTCCACCAACAAAAGCAATCAATTTATTCTCTTTTACTTCTAAAGATTCAATGATATGGTCTTCAGAAATAAATGGTAAGTTTGAAACGAATACGCCATTTGCATTTTGCGTAGTGACACGAGCAACAATATCGTAATAGTTCAATGGATTAACAATTAAGTATACATTCCCTTTAACTTTTCTTGTTTTTTCCTCTCCCTCGTCGTCATCGCCGACTTTATCGGTATATTTAGAAGCTTTCTTCAATAACATTGCGAATTCTTTAACCATTGTCTGTGAATCTTTAAAAGTTAAGATCCCTGCTGATTCTTTATCAGCATATCCATTTGTCGGATCAATTGCCGCATTCATATCTTTTGTTAGTCCAATAGGTTGATTATGACCAGACCCATTGATAATTGCTTTTTCCCATGCTTCTGCGATTGCTTCAGATAAACATAAACGAACGTATCGGTCAACCCAGCGTGGACCTAATTCTAAAGTGTCATTTGAAATTAAGAAAAACGCTGTTAAAGCCAATTGATTAAATTCTGTTGCACCAAATTGTGCATCTAATTTCCCTTCAATATCTTTATGAAGTGGCCCCCATACCGCTACACCTTTACGACGAGAACGTGTAATTTTAGTTTTACCTACTGAAGGGGTAAAATTAATAATTTTTAACAATGGACGTTCTTCTTGTAAACCTTCAAAAACACGTTCTAAAATTGTTTCTGGCCAGACTAAATCTTCATTAAATCCACCCGCTTTTTCAACTTCGTTATAAAATTTTGTTTCTTCATTAGTTAAAGTGTGAATGCCACGAGCTTCAAGCACACGGTTATCTGTTACATTTTTCAGCTCTTCATATTCAGCTCGTACTTGCTTTCCTGCATCTTCTGCAACAGCAGTAACATATGCTTCTAAAGCAGCATTTACCTGTTCTGGTGTCGCCTCTTCATTTGTTGATACTGCATTAAATTGTTTCTTCGCTTCATCTGTTTTGTTTTTTAATGTTAATGTCATAATCATGCTCCTTTAGTTAATCTATTTATTAAAGATTTTTGTTTTGGTTTTGATTCTTGTTTTGCTTCATTCGTCACAGCTTGTTGGTTTAAAGACATAGCTTCCGCAACAGCATTTTTCACCATTTCAGCTATATTTTCCTTTGAATCAGTTGAATTTTTTTCGGTGTTTTTCTTAACTTCTGTTGCAAAACCATATTCTACAGCTTCTTCAGCTGTGAACCATTTTTCTTCCCTCATCCATGTTTCTAATTGATCTGTTGTTTGACCTGTTTTTTGTGAATAAATTGAAAGAATGGAATCATCGATAGTTTCCAAAGCATTCAAAGTCTTTTGAATGTCTTGTTTATTTCCCCATGTAAAAGTTGAAGCCTCATGAATCATAACTGAAGTCCCTACATTCATGATTGCTTCATCAGCTGCCGACAGAATGAATGTTGCTGCTGAAGCTGCTACACCGGTAACTTCTACCGTTACTTTTGAGGGGTGATCTTTTAAATAATTGTAAATTTCAACACCTTCAAATACATCTCCGCCTGGGCTATTTAATTTAATGGTAATATCGTCTGTCACTCCATCTAAAGTTTCCCTGATGCTCTTCGCATCAATAACATCATCATCGGACCAATATTTTTTTCTGATATTTCCCGAAAGAGTCAAAACTCTTTTACCTTCAACTAACTCGTTAGAAAACTGAAACGGCACGTTTTTAGTCTTTGTCATTCTCTTCCTCACCCCCTTTCACGAGTGCATAATTTTTAGTCATAATTAGCTTCTTACCTTCTCCATCTGGCAACGAATCATAATCCGTTTCTTCCCTCACTTCATCTCTTAGGAATGTTCCACTAGAGACGATTTTGTCAATTTGAGTTGCATTTTCTAGAATACTTACAGGTAAAACTTTAGTTACTTTAATTCGTTCGCCATTTTTATACTCTTGGCGTGTAAGAACTTTTGCAGTTAATTCATCTTGCAGCTTTTTCATTAAAGGAATAATACATAGTTTTCTAAAAGCTTTGATATTGGAATCAAGTTCTGATTTTTCACCATAAATAAGCGCCGTAGGTACCCCTATGGCGTTGGCTACATCATCAATTAACGATGATTTCATTTTATTTAATTCCTCAAGAGACTGATTAGAAGAACCTTGTTTGTTCGTATATTCTTCATAATCAAATCCTTTAACTTTTGGTACTATAGCAACTGCTTTAGTGCTAAAAGCGTGATAAATTTTATTTACATACTCTTGTAATCTTTCCGAACGTGTTTTGCCATCTTTTCCTTTTTCTTCATTCATTGATCCAGTGGCTTCAATTGAAACAGAACCACGAATCTGATTATTTCGCATGGAGATTTCTAGTATTCGTCCGAACAATTCCGAATAGTCATTAAATAAACCCTTAGTAAATGAATCAAGCTCTTTACTGTTGTACTTTAAATAAATAACATCTGACATGTAAAATTTTTCTGTAAACACTTGATCTTTAACGTAAACGTTGGTAAAGCAATCATCTGTGATTGTTTTTTGTTCTCTTGTATAGTCATCAGCTATTAAAAGTTGGTCATCTTTTAAAATAACCAACACTTCATTTTCATCTAACAAGCGAAAGAAGAAGGTTTGCCAAAATGTGGTAGCAGACATATCCGAGTTAGGCCGAACGTTTAATATATAGTCCCAATCTTCCATTCCCGTACTTTTGAATTTTATTTCTAATGTGGACATAGTCCTTGAAACAAAATCTATAACGGTATTTTTAGCCATTATTTTTAAATATGACCGTGTAGCTAATTCATCCCCTGCAACAAAATCTGGAAGCCAGTCGGACGGTTCTTCATTTTTTACTGATAGTTTGAAGACATCGAATAAACTCACTCATTCACCCCCTTTCTGTTGTAGTTACACGTTATTTTATTTTTCCTAAAAAATGACGACCTGATTTATTTTCTTTTTTCGTTGGTACATCCCACTTATAGCCGTTATGAGCAACAAATGTCTTTTTGAAATAAGCAATATTGTTGCCATAAGCTGATTTTGTTGTTCTAACAATGTTTAGATATTGCGGTTTATACATAATAATTACTTCCTTTCTAAGATTTAATTTGTAAGCATTACCATAGGTGATATAATAAAGTTATCAGTTGTAATAAACTGAAATAAAGCAAGGAGGATACTCACTATGGCAGACAAATTAATACCGCCTGGCACAGACAACCAAAGACCAGGTACTTATAAAGAAGTCGGTCCTAGAGGTGGCGAAGTATCAAAACCAAGAGAAGTTAAAATCGATTCTGGTGATAGATTACCCCCAACTCAAAAGCCCGGTAATAAATGGACTAAAAAGTAATTTACTAGAGCTAGGCTAGCACCTAGCTCTTTTCTAAAACTCAATTTCATCCAATATGTCAAAGGCATCTTCATAGTTGTAATTTACGATTTCATCAACACGCCATAAACAATATTCAAAAGCCTTGAATCCGTCTGTCTTACGCCTTACCTCTTCTTTCTTCTTATATGATTTATTACCATCGCCATTGGTCTTAACAAGTACATTGTTTGTATACCAACGCATGAGCGGATTATCGCCAAAAATAATGTGATTGTTAGCAAAAGCATCTTCAATTCTAGGTGCTAGCAAATTATCAGCAGCTGTTGGATTCCTGATTACTTCGATTTCGAAGCCTTCTTTCAAAAACAAAGGGCGCAAAAGATCCATACGAAAATTATCAGCTACTACTTTTGTTATGCCATATTTTTCCCGTTGTTCAACAAACCAACCAACGACTGTTTTAGGATCAATTGTGGGGCCATCTATGACCGTTAGTAATCCTTTTTCTTCCCATTCACGTATCGGCGCAAATTTTTCTTTTGTGGTTTCAGAAGCCTTACGAGAATATCCATAGTAAATGTCCACAAATTGCTTTCTAACGAACGAATGGGTCTTGAATACATAATCATCCCCATCACGAAACAAAAGTCCACAGGCGGCGAAATCACGCAGACTGGCATAGTCTAAACCGCCAATGGCTTGTTTTCCAATTAGGTTAGTTGGGAATGGTCTGTTGGTCGCTAGAATTTCTTCACGACTAGCCACCGATCTTTCTAAGTCTGTGACAGGTAAATTCATACGTTTAGTCATGAATTCTTCCCTGTTACTTGGATCGTCTTCTAAGTCCTCATATTCTTCCATGATCGTTTCATACAGTTCTTCAGCATAATTAGATAACGGTTTATGAAACATCGGGTTCGCAAGTTCCCAGTTTTCAGGATTATTCACTTGATCTTCTGAATCAAGTTTACAAATGAATGGAAAAAGAGCATTGAAACGGACTGAACCATTCAACACTCTTTTCGCTTTTTCTTTCATACTATCCAAGAACCCTTCTCGAACATATCCGTCAGTTCCAGAATAAAACTCCCTTGAATTTGGTTTTTTGCCCAAACCACTAATATGGACCTTTACATCTTTATTCGATTCGTACCGATGAATTTCATCGAATGCTACTGCGCCATCTCGCAAACCATCTTTTGTTTCTCCGTTGCTCGTTCGATACTTAAGTTTGCTGCCAGTTTTCTTGCTTGTGATAACTGATTTTCCATATTCAAAAGCTTTCTGCAACGTTTTATTTCGTTTGATTGTATTGTAAATTTCTTCAAATGACGTCTTAGCTTGCTCCTCTGAGTTTGCAACAATCGATATGTTGTAATCCATTATTCCATGTACCTCGGTTTGTAAAAAGTTTAGAACCACAGATAGCAAACCATTCTTGCCACCCCCACGTCCAAACATCCAAAGAAACTTTCTATACACCCGACGGTCATTTTTCTTGAAAAAGAAAAAGACAAACGCAATTAAAAATTTTTGGAATGGCTGCATTGGAAAAAACCATTTCTCTCCATAGGCGATACATTTATCAATCATCTCATCATCAAAATAAACATCGTCACGACTGAGTACATCACGCTCTAAATATTCAATTAAATCCTTCCGCTCCTGATTGAATTTAATCTGACCAGTTTTGAATTGATTAATATAAAAATCAACGTGTTTTTGATGTATCATGTTAAATCACTCTCATCATAATCATCATCTGGAGCGGTAATCGTTTGATCCAGTGGATCCAAATTTAAATCTTTACCAAGCGTTATTAATGCACGAGATATTTTCACTTTTTCAGCGATTGCAGGATTAGGTTTTACAAATTTTTGCGTACCATTTTCCACCTCAACTATTGCTCCGAATTTAGTTATTGAACTATTCATTTTCCGATAAAGCTTTACTAAATCAATATATCTTTCAACTTTTTCAAGTTCAATCTGATCATTTTCATCAATTTGTTTTAATAATTGTTTTTTCAAATCTGCTATCCTAATGTCCTACACCCCCCTAATAAAAAAATTATCTCTTATATTTGGACAGTTGACCCCATCCACCGGTTCCCTAGATTGGGATTTGACCCCAAAATAATTCGACTGGGGGTATGTTAGTCCCCACTTTCATTTATTATTCAGTTCTGTTTTGGGATTTGGTTTCCACGAAGTCGATCGACAATGAGATGTAATCGTACGTTACCTGTTCTCTGTCTGGTGCTGGATGAGTTTCATTGTAGTCCCCACCCATTATGATCACATGACCATCATCAACTCGTTGCTTAAATGAATTCAACTTATCAATTGTATCTTGAATCCAAGCGCTGGCATCGTGGCTGGATTCATTTAGATTTCGAATTGCTGATCCTTCTTTTATAAATGTTCTTTCATCAGTACTCATTGATTAAACACCCTTCCGTTATTAAGATCGATCGACAAGACTTTGTTTCTAGGATCATCTTTTGTCATATAAACAAATGTGATTACATTTGTTCCTGGCATATCACTGTCAGTAACATAATGTGCAGTCATAGATGCAACCCCAACCTCTTGGCCTTTGATGTAAAGTTTAGGAACTTTCCCGTTTAAATAGAAGCTTACATCTTCTTTGGTTAATGGTTTATTCGAATCCAAGATATCCTGTCGCTTTTGTTTCCAAACATTACCTTCGAAAAACTGCTTGCCATAATCCATGTAGTCTTCATCACCTTGTTCTTTGTAAGGATGAGCATGAATACCTGCTACATATCCAATAAAAGAACTCCTTAAACTTTCACTAGTAGTTTGTTTAATTTGATTAAATGCCTTCTCCCATCCCTCATGTAACTTCGAAGAAAAGTTAACAGTTACATTACCGCCTTCAACAAATTGCTTTGTGAAGTTTTCGTATACAACATCTTGGGTTCTGTACTTTGGTAATGCTGCTTTGAGACCTAGCCCATCAGCCGCCCATTTATCAACCAGGAGTTTCTTACCTCCGATCCCATCAGCATCAGAAGTCGTTACTACTGCCGTAGGATATAGTTCCTTAATTTTAATCATTAATGACTTCATACTAGGAGCAACAACAATCGTGTATCTTCCATCTTCCACATAATCTTTCAAACATTTCTTTACCACCATTCATCATCCCATTTCTTTTTTCTTTTCGATTCTCTATAGTTAAATCTGTCGTGCCGTTTGTTGTGACAATCCTTGCACAGTGTGCGTAGGTTATCAATATCTAAGGCATGCTGTGGATAATACTCCAACTCTTTAATATGATCCACTTCAAGTATTGAATCATATTGAGTTGTTAGCTTGCCTTGTTCCTTACACCATTGACACTCGTAATGGTCACGCTCTAAACACTGCTGTCTTAATCTTCTCCACTCTGATGAGCCATAGAACTTTGCTCGTGCTTGTTTGGATGATACATCAATCATTGTTGGCAATATTAGAAAGATAAGTATTAACCAAAGCACGTTGCACTTGCAGCACACCTTCAATACCTAGCGACGTAACATCAAGTTTCAATCGTTCTTTTAAGAACTGTGCATTGTGATCTGCTTCAAGTGTTTCTTTCTGAACGTAATAAAGTAATGCTGATGTCTCATCCATCTTCAGCCCATATACCGAAATGATTTCAATAAACAGTTCTGCAAGCGCATCTATATCTTTCTCTTCACGAACCTTCTTCATGATTTCTAAGAACTGTGCTTGTTGCTTTTTAATCTGTTCTTTTTTACTCATAGATGTAACAACCTCCTTATAAGATTATGTAAAAAGGACTGCATAGAAATGCAGCCCTCGTGAAAGGTAGTAGCGCCAATTTGTTTGTCCGAACATTCATTGACGATTCTTTTATTTAAGTAGCTTATGCCACTTACTGGAACAATAGGACTCGAACCTATACTAACGGTTTTGGAGACCGCTGCTCTACCGATTAAGCTATGCTCCATTAACTCTCGCAAACCTGTAGAAAAAAGAGAGAGGAAATCCACCTCACTTCTTTAGTTTTATAATTTGCAGTTTGCGAGAGAATCTAAATGAGATCACAAGTGACTAAACGAAGAAAGTAGAATTTTTTTACTTCCTTGTAATCTCAAATCAAAAAAATAAGTAGGCAATCGTTCCGTTAATGTATTTGTGTAAGTGTGTCGCATTTCTTATTTTTTTGACACTATCATAATAACCCGTTTCAAAGGTATATGAAGTGTAGATAAAGTGTATAAAAGAGGTATAAAAAGTGTAATAAATGGCTACTTAAAAGCAACCAGTTCCAGTGCCGAAGCAAATTGAACAATGATCATATTAGATTCTTGTTTTACTGATTCTTCACTAATACAGTTTCGTTGCGCTGCTAGATAGATTGGATTGCCGTTGATATAACGGTCATAGAAAATTCTTTTTCTTCGCTCGGTAACATCTGGTTTGTGCGGATGCTGAATTGCAGAATAGCCTCTAACAAAAAGCTTATGAAGGTAATCAAACTCTTCTTGTGCTTCTTCTTTCTGGATTAACATCTGCTCGGCTTCAAAAGTGTTATTAGCCGTTGATGGTGGAACCAAAGAGAATGAAGCTGTTACTTTTGGCTCCCTTGGCTGGCCAACACGACATCTAGCAGCAAGATAGGCAGACAGGAACACACTGACGTTATGTTTAGTTTGCTCCATATCTACGTCCTTTGCATCTGGTGTTTCATATTTCTTTACGTCAAAAAGTACCATCCTTTGATTCCCCCGTTTATGGTATAATATTCGTGTCGAGAATATTACCCACGGTCGGAGGAATCCGGCTTTTTTTATTGGCAGCTTTCTTTACTCATGATAAAATATTTTTATTGTGACCAATGTTTGGGGCAAAGTAACCTCACATATCACAAGCTACCACTTTTCTGGTAAAATATTCTTCTTAGTCAACCAGTGGTCGGTTGGCTTTTTTATTGTTTAATTCGACCGTTATCGGTCTGCCATACTTTAAAATTTTCCAAGAACCAGCATCTTGTGACATTGATTGGCCCATTTCATAGTGATGCTTATCAAGTTCAGCTTCTATTATTGAAAGATATGGCTCTGAATACTCAACGTACACTCCATCAACTTGCCTTCCTAAGATATAAACTTCTGGATAACTCATACACTAGAACCTCCCAAATATAGCCCTAATCCCAAAATAAACGAGCATGAAAGGAAATAAACAAGGTCACTGCTTGTTATGTCATTTCCATACACGAAATGGCTCACGGTTGCTTTTGCTACAAGTATCATTATTGCAATGCCACTAAATTTATTTATTGCTCTTTTCCAGTTGCGTTTCATCTATTCACCATCAACTTTCACAGCAAACGGCCAGTAACGCTCATCAATTGCTTTGATTTGGTTTTCTGTATATCGTTTTGCATCTTCTTTATCAGTTGAATAGAAATACTTTTTACCGAAACGCATATACCCAATTTCTGGCAACTTCACATAATACAATTGCTCTTTCTCGACTTCATAGCCGTTGACTAAACTTAATACAGTTTCATAGTCCACAGACATAAGCCAGTCTTTAACAGGGCATTCTCTCATGAGCGAGTTGATACCTAAATACTTCTGATGTGCTAAGAACGCTATTTTATCGTAATTGTTGCCGTCTTCTATAAAATACGCAACAAACTTCGGTACCACGACTTTTTTCGGTTCATCTAGTTTCTTCTCTTTAACTAGCTCTAAAGCATGTCTTATTCCGCCGTTATACCCATCCTCAAAATCCTTATTTATAGATTTACTGCTTACGTTTTCTAGTTCGTATATCAATTCATCAATCAATTTTTGGTTATTCATCGCTGTCCTCCTTCATTCAAAAACGAATCAAAGAAAATCCATTCCCATAACTATGAAAAGTGGTGAATTTTTTTGGCTCTTTGCGTATAAAGTGGTACAATCCTCTCGCTAAATCTAAATTTTCAGCAGTCATTTCTCGTTCATTGCAATCTTTTAAAAATTGTTTTTTATTAATATTCAACAGACCACATGCTTTTTTTAGAATGTTTATATTTTCAATACTGTTTTCGATTGCAATATATAAAATACCACCAGAGTCATAGTCGCACTCAACGACCTCTGCTTGATTTAAAATTTTTAAGGCTTTTGTCATTCTTTTCTTTTTCTGTCTTTGGTTCATTTCGCTTCCTCCTATTTGCTACCAAATAATTTGTCCCTTATCAACTTTAGAAACTTGATCATTCACAATTTCTAGTTCACCTTTTTTTAAAGAGACAACAAAATCCGTTAATAGTTTTTCTGCCTTTTCTCTTCCGTATTTTTTAAAAATAGTAAGAACATCCACATAAAATTCTTGCTGTATTTCCTTGTTTTTTTCAATTCTATCTTGAATATCAGAATCTAAATCACCATCAAATTCGTATTTCGATGAGCCCATCATAGATAATTTAACCATTATTTTCCTCCTGTTCAATAGACCACTGGCTAAAAGCTTGTAAGACTTGCTTCAATTCATCATCATTTAAATCACCATATGCATAAGCTACTTGCTTATACTTCATTTTTCCACCAGTAGTTGATAAAAACCCCATAATTTCGATAACTTCACGTAATCCGTTTAATTTGCATGATTCTTTCAACCAAATCAGCACAATCTGCTGATTTGGATTGAGCTGTGGCTGTAACTCCTCTGCCAATTCGTGAATATGGCTTAAATGAACAAATCGATCGGTGTCGTTCTTTTTCTTATTCATTAAGTCCTTTGATAGAGCACTGATTTTTTGTAGTTTGGTTAATTCACTCATTCTGTTCCCTCCAATAATTCTGGGTTATCCCATACATTTCCGATGACTAATAGTTCAAAAAGTGGGTATGTCTTATTTGGATCTCCTGAAAATGACCCTAAAAAAGAGTCATAGTAATCTACACCATCACTTTTAAACACGAATGAACAGTCTTCCCAAATAACATCAGTAATGTATTCTGAAATACCTTCATTTGTTACTTCTATTATTTTCAAAATATCACCCTCAAAAATTTCAACGCCGTTCTTGTCTTTCAAGCCTGTTGATTGCATGAGGATCACATCTCTAAATTTAGCCGACGGATCATTAAGTGGATTTTCATATATATTTTTTTTGAATAGATCTACATATTCATCTTCAATGTGTAAAGTTGATACCTTCCACATCTCTTTACTACGTTTATCCCACGCTCTAAACTTTGGAATCATTTTGTTCACTCACTTTCTAATCTACTGGCAATATCAGCAATGACTGGCACTGTTACACTGTTTCCTGCTTGCTTATATAATTGACTATCGCTGTTTACTTCTTTTGCTTTATCAAACGCCCAGTCAGGAAATCCTTGAAGCCTCCAACATTCACGAGGTGTTAGTTTGCGAATTCTAAAATTATTAGTTACAACGGCTTGTTCTTCACCTGTTAATAAAGTGTTAGCAATCCCCTTGCCTACTCTCCCTCTTCTTGTGTTTGAATTAGGATGGCTAATATTTGCAGAATCGCCTGGTAAGGCTTCGGCATATCCTTTTGAGGTTGCTTCCTTAACCATTATTCCGTGTCGGTCTTGAGCGGTTAATGTAAACATTTCTTCACCATCATCTTTAAACCGTCTTCCATTTTGTCGTTTTTCTACTCGATCAGGAGTTAAGACAGGTATTGCAATTTTTGCCCCTTCTCCTTTATTTGTTGTTAGAGTAGGTGCTAAACCATCGCTTGAATAAACTTGACCGTTCATTCCTGAGCCGCTAGGATTCACATTTCCTACCACTGCAATCTTTGGCTCTCTATCTCCACCTTGCATAGTATTTAAACAAGGGCTAATACCATTAACATCGTAAAATCTGTTAGTACTATCGAAGTTAAGCAATTCCCTAGTCTTTTTTGAATTGTTGATAGGTTTTATATTGTTTTTAGCAGTTGTTCCGTTTTTTCTCTCGAAAGGAAATACTTTTCTGGTACATTTTCCTCTAAGATGTCCAATAATGAATACTCGCTCCCTGTTCTGTGGTACGTAGTCTTTAGAGTTAAGCACTTGCCATTCCACATCATACCCGAGTTCATCCAAGGCTCTGAGGATTGTCTCGAACGTAGCCCCTCC